AGGGCGGAAACGGCCGATGCCGATGAACATCCCCGCGATCTCGACCATCTCGCGGAACACGTCCTCCGTAATGATGGGGTCGAGAATGAACACGTCGAAGCTCGCCTCCCACGACGCGATGAGCGGGAAGCGCCGGGGCACCCGCTTGCCGCTGCCGCGCACGCCATCCGCATTCGCGGAGATCGTCACGCTCGGCACGGTTGCCGGGTCCACATTCAGCGCAGGGTCCTCGGGGAGCATGAGGCCCGCCTGGAACTTCGCCGTCCACGTCGCCTTGCCCTGCCCGGGGATCTGGCGCTTGCTGTATTTCGCAGCCGCCGCGAACGACTGTTGCAGGCCATGCGCCGGGATGACGACGACCTGCCTGCCGTCGCGCTCGGCCACGTTCATCTTGGCGCGCCAGGTGCGCGCGTCGTAGGCGTCGCGGCTCTCGCCTTCCAGCATCGGCTCATCGTGCTGGCGCGACTGCGAGTAGGGGCTGAGGCTCTCGAGCGTCAGATGGGCTTGTGTAAACTTCATGGGGTCATCCTTTCAGGAAGCGTTGCGATGCGGCGCGCAGCGGCGCGATGCGGAGCGCAGCGCGGGGGTGGTGCCATCGGCACCCCGGACCGCCTGGCGCGCGGTCGGGGGTGCCGGCCCCTTTCGAGGCCGGCCGTTGCGATGCGAAGCGGGGCGCTGCGCGACGATGCGATGAGACGCGGCGCGGAGCCGAGCGCGGCGGTGCGATGCGGTGCGGAGCGAGGCGCAGCGACGGAAACTCATCAGCGGTCGCCGGGGAAGTCGTGCGTGGCAAGCGCCGCTAGCTGCTCGGGCAAGGCGTTCTCGATTTCGGCGGGCACCGGCTCGGGCGCGTCGAGCGCGTGCTCCAGCATGTCCAGCCGCCCGCCGGTCTCGTCTGCCAGCAGCGACGCGGCGGCGCTCGGCACCGGCGCGGCAAGCCGCCCGTGATCCTCGTCCACCCGCTCCACCGCCTGGCGCAGCCGTGCATCGCCGTCCCGATCCGTGCTGAGCGGCAATCGCTTCGCCAGCCGACGGATGACCGTCTTGCGCGCCATCTCCTCGGGCCACGCGCCCCACGGCCCCTTATCGCCGCTCGCGCTGGCGCCCTTCACCTTCATGACCTGCTTCCAGGTCATCGCCTCATGCATCACCGTGCCGTCGCGCAGCACCGCCCGCGCATAGACAGCGCGGGGCTTCCCAGCGTCCACCGCTTCCAACACGCGCTCGTGCTCGATCCGGTCCACGTCGCCCAGCAGCACGCGGAACGGCTCGCCCTCATAGACGACATGCGCCGAGAGGCTGGCCAGCTCGCCGGAGTTGCGGGCCAGCTTCATGATGCCGCCCACCATCGGCATCCATTGCGGCCGTCCCTTGAACAGCACGATGGCGCCCTCGCGCCCGTCCGGCATCAATCCGTCCTGCGCGGCGCGGAGGCACGCGGTCAGCAGCGCGCGACGCTCGGCCGCGAGCAACTCCTTGCTGGACTGGATCGCGGTCAGCACCACCCGCCGGAACCGCTCGTAGCTGACATGTTCCGGCAGGGCCGCCTGGATGGCCGGGCCGATGGCGTCGAGCGCCTGCACCAGATCTCGGCCGCTGCCGCCGTTCGTCGTCACGCTCATGCGTCGGTCCTCTCGCTCACGATCAGCCGGCGCACTTCGGCGCGGCCCTTGATGATTTCCCCAGGCTTCGCAGGCCGGTCGGGTGTGGCGGGCGTCACCGCCTGCGACACGCAGAACCCCTTCACCATTGCCCAGCGATGCTTGCCCAGCTTGTCCAGCAGCCGCGCCTTGGCCTCGGCTTCCTGCTTCTCGATGGCCTTGCGCGCGGCCGAAAGGCGCAGCACCTCCGCGGCGAGAACCGCCGCTTCGTCGTCCTCGCGCAGATCGGCCGGCTCCTCGTCGGACAGCAGCTCAGGCGTCAGCGCGCGCAGCGTACGGAAGGCGCTTTCGCTGCCGTCGGCGTTCGGCTTGCGGCCGGCGCGCACCGATGCCCAGAAGTCCCGCACGCGGCGCTCCATCTCCGCATGCAGCTTTGGCCGCGCGCGGTAGCGGTAGATGCGCAGATCGTTCCCGCCCACCAGCACCGCGACCGCGCCCCAGCCGTAGCCGGTGGCGAGGAGCTGCGCCTGCAACTGCAGGAGGATGAACAGCGGCGGCTCATTCCCCCAAGCCCGCCGGTGGTAGAGCCAATCCGCGTTCTTGAGTTCAAGCACGCCGGGGCCGGTCAGACCGGCCTCGCGCTCCTGGGGCCCGGGCTCCGCGATGATCCGATCCAGCGTCGCGCCGATGCCGCACGGGTGGCTGGCATACTGCCCGGGCTGGATGGTCCATCCCTCCTGTTCGCCCGCGGCCTGGGCGATCACGTCCTCCAGGCGCAGCCCCCACCGAACCCGGGGATTGTCCACCGGCGCGGGCTCGGTCAGGCCGGCCTTGACGTGCCAGAGGGCGAAGCGCCCGGGCGCGTAGTCGGGTTGGGCATCGAACAGCGCCGCGACTTCGGACGCGCCGACATGCGATGCGCGGATGGCGTGCCAGGCCTCGGGCGTCTCGGGGATGGGAAAGAGGCGCGGCGCGCTCATCGCTTCCACACCTCCGGCGTCAGCGCCTCGCACATCGCGCGGGCCTTGTGCGCTTGGCGACGGTGGTGCGCCGCGGCCTGCGCGTCGCCGTTGGCGAGCGCAGCCCACGCGAGCGCGCGATGCGCCGCGCCGCGGGCGAGGGCCTCCGCGCGCGCGCCATCCTGCCCGCACATCACGCGGCGGGCGGCGACATACGCCAGCCGCCGCCGGTCCCATTCTGCGGCGCGGCGCAGCAGGACGGGGCCGTGGCTGCGTCGCCATTCGGCGGCGGCGAGGGCGGCGACGCGCAGCGCGTCCACCGCGCGGGAGAAGCTCTGCATCAGGCGCTCCTCCCGGCAATGCGCCGCGCGCGGGCGGCAAGGGTCAGGGCGGCGGCGTGATCCGCCGGCCGGTGGCGCAGCTCCCGCGCGGCCTGCATGGCCCGCCGCGCGCAGTGGTAGGCGGCCCAGCGGCGGGCCTCGCGGCCGGCGGGGAGCAGTTGCAACTCCGCCGCCGCCAGAAGCATGGCGTGGACCGCGCTCATTGCGCGGCCCCGCGCTCACCCGGCCGGTAGCCGTCCATGAGCGCCTCAATCTCGGCGGTGAGGGTCGCGATGCGCGCCTCGAAGGCCTTGCAATCGGTCCCGAGCGGGATGGTGAAGTCCCCGCGCGCGGCCCAAATGGTCAGCTTGTAGGCCTCCTCGTGCATGGCCTCGGCAAGGCTGTGAACCGCCTCGGCGAAGCTGATCGCCTCGGCCCGATCGTGCTCGGCGCGCGTGGTGAAAGTGTCGGGCATGGTCTCCTCCTTGGTGCGAAGGCGAGTAGAGGACATTTCCTTCCGCCATGCAAGAGGAAAAATCCTCGCGGCGCAATTTTTTTTCGGGCGGCGCAGATGCGGGAAAACGCATCTTGCGCCGCGAGGAAAAGTCCTCCTACACTCCGCGCCATGTTCACGCTCCATGACCTCATCGCTCGGGTGGATGCCCATCTCGCGGCCTCCGGCGAAAGCCCCGCCGCTTTCGGCCGTCGAGTCGCCAACGACTCCAACCTCGTCGCGGACCTCAAAGCTGGCCGACAGCCTCGGATGTGTCTGGCCGCCCGCATCTGGGAGGCTGCGGCCAAGGGAAGCCCGTCGCGCCCACCACGCCGCGTCTCCGAGAGGGCGTAGCGATGAGGCACGCCTTCCTCCTCGCCTTCACCATCTGCGGCGCCGCCGATCCCGCTTGGCCGAGTGCCGCTGACCGCTGCGAGCAAGGCGAGGTCCGCGCGGCATCCTGCCAAGCCGCCGAAGCCTGGGTGCGCGCGGGACTGCGCCCAGGACAGGTGCTGTTCCTCCTGCATTGCGGGCGGGCAGAATGATCGCGCGCACCATCGTCCGCAACACCGCGCTCGCCGCGCTGTGCCTCCTCATCGCGTGGTGCGTGGCGTGAGCGAGGCCCCATTCAAGCGCCGCGAGGTGATCGGGCTGGCGACGCTCTATCTGGGCGATGCGCGCGAAATCGCGCCGACGCTGGCGCGGCCGGACGCGGTGATCTCGGACCCGCCGTATGGGATGCGACGTCACCCAGACAGCAGGCGGTTTAGTGGTCCTGCCACGCGTGGTCCTGGCAAGGATTGGGGCGCAATCATCGGCGATGACGCGCCTTTTGATCCTACGCCATGGCTCGCGGCAGCGGAACGCGTGGTGCTCTGGGGCGCCAACCACTACGCGCAACGCTTGCCGGTCGGCACCACGCTTGTTTGGGTGAAAAAAGCCCCGCATCTCTGGGGGACGTTTCTCTCCGATGCTGAGCTCGCCTGGCGTCGTGGCGGGCATGGCGTCTATTGCGTGCAGATCCCTTGGTCGCCGCCGACCGCGTGTCTTGATCGCGGTGGCGACGTCAGCAAGCCAGCCGGTGTGCATCCCACGCAGAAGCCGGTCGCGCTTATGCGCTGGTGCATCGAGCAGGCGAAGGTCCCGCCCGGCGGCGTGATCCTCGATCCCTTTATGGGCAGCGGCACCACCGGCGTTGCCGCCGTGCAGATGCGCCACCCCTTCATCGGCATTGAGATTGAAGAGCGCTACTTCGACATCGCCTGCCGCCGCATCGCCGAGGCGCAGCGGCAGGGCGACCTGTTCCGGGACGCGGTGGCATGAGCGACCTCGTAGCGCCGTTCCCCTATTTCGGCGGCAAGCGCCGCATAGCGGCCGAAGTGTGGCGAGCGATCGGCGATGTTGATAACTACGTTGAGCCTTTCTTCGGCTCTGGCGCCGTGCTGCTGGCGCGGCCTCATGTGCGCGGCGTCGAGACGGTTAACGATGCGTGCCATTTCATCGCAAATTTCTGGCGCGCAGTCGCCGCTGATCCGCTAGGCGTAGCAGCGCACGCAGACTGGCCGATCAATGAGGCTGACCTACATTCCCGCCACTGGTGGCTGCTGACGGAAGGTGCCTCCCGCATTGCAAAGTGCGATGGCGATCCGGCCCACTATGATGCGCAAGTGGCGGGCTGGTGGCTGTGGGGCGCCTGCGCGTGGATTGGCAGCGGCTGGTGCGACGGGCAAGGCCCGTGGCAGTGGGATGGCGAAACTTGGACGAACCGCAAGCTACCGCACATGAGCGCCGGGCGCGGCATCAACCGCAAGCTACCGCACATGGGCGCCGGGCAAGGCATCAACCGCCAGCTGCCGCACATGGGCGCCGGGCGCGGCCAAGCAATCGCGGCATGGATGCAGGCGCTAGCCGACCGGTTGAGGGGGGTGCGTGTGGCGTGTGGCGATTGGGCGCGCTTGTGCGGCCCTAGCGTCACTTGGCACCATGGTATCACGGGCGTCTTTCTCGACCCGCCTTACGGTGTCGAGGACCGCGCGCGCACATACCGCGTTGACAGCTTTAACCTATCTGCCAGCGTGCGCGAATGGGCCATTGAGCAGGGGCGCAATCCATGCATGCGCATCGTCCTAGCCGGCTATGACGGAGAGCACGCGCTGCCGGCAGATTGGCGCCTAGTCGAGTGGAAAGCCCATGGCGGTTACGGGTCGCAAGGTGATCGGGAGGGGCGCGTGAACCGCCACCGGGAGCGGTTGTGGCTTTCGCCGCACTGCGCCGCGCCCGCGCCAAACGCGCAACCGTCGCTCTTTGGAGACGCCGCATGACCGCCGACGAGCTGCGCGCGCTTACCGCCGCCGGTCCCGCCGTGGTGATGGTGGCCAAGGACGATATGCTGCGGCTCTTAGATGAGCGCGAGGCGGCCCTCGACCTCATCGGCGTCTATGCCCGCCTGCGCGACGCGATCCAAGCCGCCGGGAGCCAGCAGGCATTCGCCCGCTCCATCGGCATCTCGCCCACCTACCTCTCCGACGTGCTGAACGCGCGCCGCGAGCCAGGCGACGCCATCCTGCGCGCCCTCGGGCTGCGCAAGCAAGTGCGCTACGTCGACGCGCGTAGCAGCGTCGCCCGCGCGGAGTGCGGCGCGTGAAGCTGCGTCCCTACCAAGAGAAGATGATCGAGGACACGCGCGAAGCGTTCCGGCGCGGCGCCCGGCGGCCCCTCGTCGTCGCGGCCACAGGCGCCGGCAAGACCGTCTTCTTCGGCTTCATCGCCCAGCGCACCGCCGCAAAAGGCCGCAGCGTCCTTGTGCTCTGCCATCGCCGCGAGCTGATCCGCCAAGCGTCCCGCAAGCTCAACGACGCGGGCGTGCCGCACGGCATCATCGCGCGAGGGCACACCGCCACGCGCGAGCGGGTGCAAGTGGCCAGCGTGCAGACCCTCGGAAGGCGCCTCGGCGATCCGCGCTACCCCGCACCGGACCTGATCGTGGTGGACGAGGCGCACCATGCCACCGCAGGCCAGTGGCGCGACGTCATCAACGCCTACCCCAATGCCCGTGTTCTCGGCGTCACTGCCACGCCGGAACGCCTCGACGGCAAGGGCCTGGGGGCGGAAGCCGGCGGCGTGTTTGACGCCCTCGTCCTTGGCCCGTCGGCCGGCGATCTCATCAAGGCCGGGTTTCTCTCGCCCGCGCGCGTGTTTGCGCCACCCGAGCGGCCCGACCTCTCCGGCATCCGCACCGTGGGCGGTGACTACCAGGCCGGTGCGCTGGCCGAGGCCATGCAGCGTCCCAAGCTCGTCGGGGACGCGATCCAGCACTACGCCCGCCACGCACCTGGCCA